GCCCCACGAGGGGGCTCCCGTGTCGAGGAAGGTGGTTTGCAACCATGCCGTACGTGTGCTCAGAGCGGACCTCGGGACGTCGTGAGATGTCCTACACCTGGAATGGTGTGGTCCAGCAACGAGCCAACGCGTACACAGATCATCATCTTGTGTACAGTCACAGGACTGGTGAGTCTCTGAAGGATGTGGTTCAACTTCGTGATGACGAGATCTACTCTCCTCCCCCTGGGGGGAATCTAGTTGATCAGCTAGTCTACCGCCGGAAATTCATCGAAAGACGAATTGGCCAGCTTTTGACTGAGAATCGGTCGAGCAAGCAGCCAGGAGCCTACATTGTAGGTGATCTTGGTCACGAGTTCGCTGTTTCTCATACCTCTTTCCGAGGTCCAAAGTGTTCTTACACTGAGGAACTTGGCAGCGGTATAGCGGAATGGATCAACCCTGCTCCTCGACAATACCTCATCCGTTTGGATGGTGGTTTTGTCGGAGCCTCGGTCTCCTATGTCGGAGACCCTGTTGGGTTCTTCTCATCACGTGTCGGTTCGCCCCACTCTGTGTGGATGAACAGTGGTTCTCAAGGGCTTTCGGAATCTGCCTTGAACTCTGAAGCGACATCTCATATTAACAATATGAGTCCGTTCCAGCGTTCTGGTGGCATTTTCGCAACGCTCATTGAGCTTCTCCGTGGTGACGTACCGGGACTCTTGAAGTCCCTTCGGTCACACATGGATTTGATCACTGCCATGAGGGCGTCCGGTATCAAATCAGCATCCCAAGCACTCGGTTCCGAGTACTTGAATGTTGTATTTGGCTGGACGCCAATTCTCAAGGACGTGCAAGCTGCGGTAGACGTTTTGACGTCTATCGATCAGCTTCTCTTCCCTGAAGAATCAACTCGGCGTTCCTTCAAGAGGACCGTGAATGCCAACAGTCGATCTCATGAGATCACTGGTGGTGCTGAGCTCGGTATCGTACCGTTGGTACGACCTGGCACCAGCTTCAATGACGCTAACGCTGAAGTCGGGTCCTATGCGGGCTCTTCTTCTAACGATTGGCGTGGATTTGACACTCTCGGTATCTCCTGGAATGAGTCGGTTTGGACTTCAGCCCGGTTCGCTACTGGAGCGACCCCAAGCGCCACTAACAATGGTCACTTGGATCGCGCCATACAGCTGCTGGGTCTGGAGATTACTCCCGAACTCATCTGGGAACTCACTCCTTGGTCATGGTTGATTGACTGGTTCACCAACGTGGGAACCGTGATCGAGAACATGAGTGCTCTCGGTCTGTCAAATACAATCCTGAACTACGCCTACAGCACGTTTCGTCGTGAGACGTTACTGACTGTGGACGCAGACCCGAA